GCCAGCCGCGGGGTGACCAGCCGGGTGAGCGTCGCGCCCAGGTCGAGCTCACCGGTCCAGTCCGCCGTGGCGATCCGGCCGATGATGATTTGATTGGGGGCCACCGACAGGATCGAGGCCGCATCGGAGCTGCCCGGCTGGAACCGGTTGAGCTGGGCGATGACCCGCGTGGCCGCCGACTCCTGCCCATAGCCCAAAAGTCCGGTGTTGATCGCCCCACTGGACTGTGGGCCTACCGTGAGCCCGGCCGCCGCGTTAGGGGTGGTGCCGCCGAATGCCGCGCCCTGCGTGGACGTCAGCTGCCCTGAGCCCGACACGGTGATGACCTGACTACCGGCCGAATCCAGTCCGCGCAGCAGTGCCGTCACGTTGGCGTCGCCTGCCCGGATCTCCAACCCGGCCTCGGCACCGAGTGGGGTGATGCGCGCCCGCACGCCCGCGGGCACAGCATCCAAACCGCCGACCGATAGTCGGCCGATAGTCCCATCGGCGGCACCGCCGAGGATGAGTTGCTTACGCAACGTCATCCCGCCATCCCAGGACGTGGAGAGTCCGGGCCCGTTGGCGACGCTGGTGTGCTCGACCCGCAGCGCCTCGGCGGTGACCGCCGGGGCGGTGTCCGGGGGCCGCACCACCAGCCGCTCCGGTATCCAGCTTTGCGCGCGCCACGTCGCGCCGGGGTCGGTGCGGTACAGGTGGTAGCCGGTGACCCCGCCGCCCAGGTCGAGCGTGCGCTCGAAGATTTCAGCGGGCACCAGACCGGAGCTGGGCAGCGTCGCCGCGGGGGTGCGCTGGTCTAGGGCAACGCGGGCTTCCAGGTTGCTGTAGTCCAGGTTGAAACCCACGCGAGACGGCGAGTCGGTGCCGCTCGACCACTGCTCCAAGCCCAACCGTGGGGTGCGGGTAATGGTCACGGCGTGATCGTGACAGCGTGGCGAGATCAGACCGGGTACGACACGCGAGCGGGTCGCCGCCTCAATGACGTACGGCACCAAGGGTGCGGAGCAGGAACGTTCCTAACAGCCAGCTAGGAGCCCCGTGCGTGGGCCGGCCGAACGAACCTTCGCCGTGTGGTCTTGCGTTGCGGTGGATCTCATCTACGAGGACAGCGTTGACTCCTGGCGACCCGCTCGCCGCAGCAGACTATCCGTGGTACTCGCGAGCGTCGAACGCATCCACCACGAACGTTTCCCCCGCGCCCAGGCCATCCACCTGAAGCGCCACCGTCAGCGTGGTCGCCCCCGTCGGGGCGGTGAATTTCGCCATCGGCACCCGAGTCCACACGCCGGGCTGCGCGGTGAAGTCCGCGCCCGTGGCGGTCGCCGCCGTCGACCAGGTGTAGATCAGCCGCCCGGTGCGCGCACCCGCCGAGGGCTTCACCGAGCACGCCGCCCGGTAGTCGTGCGCCGCGGTCACCGCGAACGTCGACGAGGTGACCTTGATCTGCCCGGCGCCGGTGGCGGTGAGCACCGCCTCGCCGAGACCATCCACCCCGCCCGCCGCCCACGCAATGCCCGTGTTCGCCCCTGCCGTCCAGCTGGTGACGTTGGACTCGTAGGAGGCGTTGGGCACCAGGTTGCCCGGCACCGAGGCGTACGACAGGCCCGTTTCGGCCATCCGATCCCAGGTGACCACGCCCTTGTCGTCGGATTCCCACAGATCCCAGATCGGCCGCTGGGCTTCGATGACATCCCAGGGTGCCTCGACGCTGCCCTGATGCAGCACCACGCCCGCCGGCTTGACTCCCTTACGCAGCACGGTGGCGATCACCGCGGCCGGGTCCGGGGTTTCGGAGGTGCGGGTGAAGATGGTGACATCCCACGGGGTGCCGATCGTGCCGTCCGGGAGCACGTGCGGGACCACCAGCGCGTACTGCGACCCGGTGAGGGCGGTGCGCGCCGCGTACTGGATGGATTCGACGGAGCCCGCCTCCCACCCGGAGGTGGCGTACCGGATGGTGTCGCGCTGTTCGGCCACGCTCGCGGCCGGGTCGAGATGCCCGCCGACCATCTGCGCCAGCCACGGCAGCCACGCCGGGTCGGCCGCCAGCGGATCCCCCAGCGTGGACAGTACGTTGAGCCGGTTGTCGCGGTAGGCGTCGAGCTCCGAGGGGTGGATTGACCACGGTTCGGGACTGGCCGGGCCGATGGGCCGCTTGCCGCGGATCCCGTCGATGGTGGTTTGGATCTGGCCCAGGCGGCTGGTCACCGTGTCGATGTAGAGCAGGAACGGGTAGCCGGCGTTCGCGTCGTAAACGCGGTAGGCCTCGGGCACCCGCGGCCAGATGCGCGCCGCGATCGGGTTGACGTCCGGCGCCGGGGGCAGGGTGGGGATGGCGGTACTCACGTCGACTTCGCCACGAGCCTGCCGCTACCCGGACATGGACGATCCGGTTTGGGGTAGTGAAGGACCAGTTGGGCGCCCCCGGTGACGTCTACCGTCGGGGTGGGGGTGTTGCAGTGGGGGCAGCGCGCGCCGAGATTTTCGCTCATGTCACCTCAGATCAGCACGAAGTCGTCGAACTCGACGGTCTGGTCGTCGGTGCTGCCGGCCGAGGTGTGCCCGGCAATGAGCACCGCATTGATGTTGGTGTAGGGCGCCAGACCGGAGCTGACGGTGCGCTGCACCGTCCAGGCCGCCCCGTCGGGGCTGGTTTCCCACACGATGGTGCCCGCCGCCGACTCGCGGATGCGCACATAAGCGTGGTTGGTGGAGCTGTAGGCGATCGAGGTGTCGGAGTTGGATCCGCCCACCCGGTTGCGCATCAGTAGGTTGGACCCGGATTTGCCGATCGACAGCCAGTTGTTGGCGTCGGTGGTCAGCCGTAGCAACGCCTCACCCGTGGCCGCGGTGGGCACGGTGGGGATGCGCACCTGGGCGCGGCGCCCGACCATGCTGTATTTCGCGACTGAGGTCACCATGTCGGCGTAGGTCGAGTGCGACGTCATGCGCAGCCGGTTGGACACGATCGCCGCGGTGCCCCCGGCGGTCCACAGTGTCGTCGACAGGGTGGAGGTGTCGGAGTTGAAGTGGTCCTCGAACCCGCCCCCGGCGGCCGGGTCGGCGGCGTCGACCAGGTTGGCTTGCGGCAGGGCCCGCGGGGAGCTGGCGATGACGTCCAGGGTGGATCCGTTGATGGTGAGGTGGTTGACGTAGTCCACTCCCGGCACCTGGTCGACCAGCGACACGAACTCGTTGTGCCGCGCCGGGGTGCCCGCCGCCCAGGTCAGTGGGTCGACGTAGTTGCGGATGGCGGCGATCACCGCGGCGGCCACGGTGGAGGCGGTGTAGCCGGCGGCGGTGGTGAACGTGACGAACACGTTGAGGTTGTCGAGGGTGGCGTTGACCACGTGCACGGCCAGCATGGCGGCGGCTTTGTTTTGCGCCTGGGATTGCAGGTCGGCGAGGTCGGTGGTGCCCAGAGCCAGCCCGGTGGGGTCGAGCACGGCGCTGGTGATGTGCCCGGGGTTGGTGCCGGGCAGCGTGGGGGAGCCCACTGACCCGTCCCACAGGTCGATGGTCATGACGCGACCGATGCGGGGGTCTTCGTCGATGAAGGCGTTAAATTGCGCCGGAACAACTAACGCGTCCGATAACCGCTGTAGGCGGGCGACGCCGCGGTCGCGCCA